CACTGTTACGGCTGACGGAGAACGGATAGCTCAGTCCCTCCTTCCATGCGGCATACCTGCCTGCGGACTCACGGCTTTTGAAATAGCCCTGCGGCTTCAAGTCCTCTGAATAGTAAGGTCTTATGTCCTGTCCGTCGCTGTCCTTGCCCTCAAGCAGCTGGATGCGCTGGTACTCGATGATGTCCTGCTCATGCCGCTGCAGCACCTCACCAACCATCTGCGCCATACCACCATTCTGCAAGGCTCTCACCCTCTCTGTCAGTACCTCCAGTGTCATACCGTCCTGTATCTTAGTCCTATAGGTCTGCACGTAAGGCAGATGCGGTCTATGCCCCTTGTGTCGAGGTCAAGAGCCTCATAAGCCTTCCTTAACTCATAGCCGATGCCGTTCTCCCTGCCCTCGGTATTTCCGTCAAGCTCATAGAGGATGCCCTGTGCGCTGACGTTTGACTGGTTACGGTTGACCCTCACATCTGGGTTCATCGCCATAGTACGCAGTATGTTTGCCGTCACCTGACGCTGCAATACCGTTGCGAACATCTGACGCTCACGGATGATGAAGCCCGTAAGGTCACAGGCTACGGACACCTCCACGTTCATGCCGTAGTTCATGGTGTTCGTGTATATGTTCTGCTCTATGTCCCACAGCTCCGGGTACTCATTGAACGTCTTGAGGGCTGGCACACGGAACGGACTGACGGCAAGGTACTTCGTGAGCTCCCGCCATGCCTCCACGCTGCCTATGTTGCAAGTGCCACACGGCTCACGGCTCCAGTCCTTCGTCACGTTGACAGCCTCCATACCAGCAGGGAGGTCATCCTGGTTATACACCAGATACCACGACCCACCGCTGTCGTTGCCATCCGAGATATACGGCATATACCAGTCCTTGACATCGAACCACTGGAACGATCCGTTTCCCTTCGTTATCTCAAGGTCAGCCACCTTGACAGGGTCAGCCTGCGACGAGTGGAACAGATAGACACGCACCGTGCCTGTTGCGCCCTTCATCTGCAAGCCTATGCGCCCTATCTTAGCCGTGACACCCATAGCACGGACAGGGTTAATCTCGAAGCCCACCAGCCGACCAGCGTTCGCCACGGTGTTCATGATACGACCTGCACCGTCAAAGAACGTCCTCCGCTCCATCAGCGGCTTGGACTCCCTCAACAGGCTCTTGACCTGCAGGAACGTCTGCACCGTCTGCGCTATGCCGCCACGCACCTGCTGCGTGATGTAGTCCGACACGATGTCGTAGGGCTTCCACACGTCGCTTCCGTCGGCAGGCTCGCTGCCTGTGCTGGCTTGCAGGGCTTTCCATACCGTGCCGTTATGGCGCACCTTTCTGTCCTTGCCATATTCCACCGCATCGTCCCACTCCGGGTACTGGTAACAGAAGGTGTCTGGCATCACCGCACGGATATTGTCAAGCGTCATCAGCGGATGCGCCTGCTGGTAATACAGACCACTCTCGCTCTCAAGCAGGCTGTCGTCGATAGCCTTCGCTGGGTCATAGTCCTGCTGCCATCCGACCAGCGGGAACAATGCGTCTTGTATCTGCGATATTCTTATCATCTGTTTTTCTTTTAATTGTAAGGGGGACAGGGGCTCGTGTGCTCCCATCCCCCCACAACAAAATTAGAACTACTAATTCATGCGAAATCACTATTGTAGTCCTCGTCACCAAACGAGTTACTGTCCGCTGGGAAAGTCGGCTGCGTTAGTCACATACACGGCTGTTCCGTAAGGCTGGTTCGTAGCGGGAGCGTCAATCTCAGCCTTGATGATAGGATTAGCTACGGTTGTCGGGTCGCTGTTGTAAGCTACGATATAAGCGACGTCGACGCTGAAGCCGAAGTACTCCTTCACGTTACATACCATGTCAGCGGAAGCAGCACCAGCAATCGCACTCTGGTCACCCACTGATGTATAGTAGTGAGAGCCTACAGGCAGGTCGATATAAGGCAGACGTACCACATCCCACTCATGGAAGTTAGCCGAAGCACGACGCAGAGCCTCACGGTCAACACGTGTCAGGACACCCACGTTACCGTCAGCAACAGCGAAGAACGTTCCGTTCTTGCCGCTTCCGTTCAACACATTGTTGGTGTAGTGGATAATCTTGTTGTCGTACTCCATGCGCTTGTTCACGTCATTGTAGATTCCGTGCTCTGCCAGCTTACGGATAAGGCTGTCAACACCAGCGTTACCGATGATATGAACCATCTCTGGATAGCAGTTGGCACGCATGATGGGGTTGATGTCGCCCAGAATCTCCGTCGCCATCTGCTTCGGCACCTCAACCACATTGCTTGACTGCTGGTACTGCAACAGGTCTTTGAATACCTGTGTCTTGGCAGCCTCAAGGGCAGCGACAGCGTCGGTGTCAAGAGCGTTGGCAAGGGCACGGCATATCTTCTCCATTTTGCGGTTGAAGTCGTGCTCATAGCTAATCTCGTTGTTCATGTACAGGGTCGGTACCATAGTGAAGCCCACGCTGTAGGTCTTCCATACCACCTCATACAGTGCGGAGGTGTTCTCGTCATCTGCGATAGTGCAGCTGCGGACGTTGCTCACGGTGACTTCACCGTCATAGTTCAGTACTGGAACCTGTACCGTATTGCCGATAGAGGCAAAGGCACGCTCACGCAGGTTCGGGCTGATGATTGAGTTGGGTGCGTCGGTCTGCTCCACGAAGAAGTCGAGGGCACCATACTCACATGGACGGAACATATTTCTGTCCAGTTCGGGGTTTTCGATTCGCCAATTTTGTAGGCGGGTTGCAACTAATGACATAATACATTAATTTTGATTGTTAAACGATATAGTCTTACCCTCTGACCGTTAATTATAAATCTTATTTAATCGGCAATTTGGCGATGTTGTTGTCCCTCCATGCCTTGGTCATGGCTTCCTGGAACTCCTTAGATCCGTTCGTCATGCCCTGCTTCATGAGAGCCTGTGCGATGATTTCCTGTGCCTCCGTCTGCGTCCTCGCAGCTGAAACGTCAACGACAGCACCGCCACCGCCACCACCAGCGGGAGGCTCTGTGCCACCGCCTGCGGCTTTGCGTCCCTCGTCGAGAATACCCATCGCCTTGAGCTCACGCTGCAGCAGCTCCCCTGCCGTGTACGGCTCAAGCTGCTTCTCCGGGTTGCGCATGATAGCACCCTGTGCGTCCTTGAATACAAGACGCTTGCCGCCCTTTCCGTCGTCGATGTAATCGGGTGTCATACCCTTCACTCGCTGGATGGTCTGCTGCAACAAGGTGTCGACAGCCTGCTGTGGCAGCTCTGCCTTGAACTTGATGCCTGCCGAAGCCTGAGTCAGCTCGTTCTCAATACGCACGTCCATAATCTCCTTTGCATGGGTCTGCTCCATCTTGTCCTTGTCAGCCTTGAGCGTGTTGAATTGCTCCGTGATGGCTGCGAGGTCTTTCTGCGCCTGTGCCAGCTGCTTCTTGGTCTGCTCGTCAACAGTACCCTCGTCAATAGCCTTCTGCAAGCGGTTACGCTCGTTCGTCAGCTCATTGACCTTGGTCTGCAGTCCGTCGACCTTGTCAGCCTGCGCCTTGACAGCTTTAGCGGCACGCTCCAGATAGACGTATGTCTTCTCGTCTCCGTTGCGTGCGATGCCTGTCTCCCTTGCGATGGTCTCATCAAGTTTATTGTAGACCTCACGGAAGCGGCTGCCGATGACCGCCTCCTCGTCATTCTTGGAGAGAGTCAGGATAGCCTCTCTCTGCTCGTCAGTCAGTCCGTTGAGGACTTCCTGCTGTGCTAACATCTCTTGTGTAATCATAACCCTCTTGAATTACTTGTTAGACTTTTGTTCCTTCTTGGTCTTGGATTCCGCTCTCAGCTCCTCTAAGAGCTCCTTACGCAGCTCCGCTTTCATTTCCTCACGCTCATCCTGCTTACGCTTACGCTCTGCCTCGATGCGCTGCTTGGCTGTCTGCTTCGCCTGCTCCGCTTTCTTACGGTTGAACTCCGTGGGGTCATGCAGGATTGTGATTTCATAACCCATAGACTGCAACCATCTGCGCTGCTGTGTCTGGAACACCTTTGCGTCATACTTCTGCAACACTGGTCGTGACAGACGCTTGCCTGTCCTGCGGTCGAAGTTCTTCAACTCCTGCACGATGTGATAGGTAGATTCCTCACCCTCTGGAACGATGTAGTTCTCTGCGGTGACCTCTGTCAATGGCACGTCCTTTGTACCTTCTCCAAATTTCACTAACATAATTAATTTTGTTGTTTTGTTAAACTTTCTCGGGCATATTCTGTAAGCCTGTCCGTTATGGCTTGGATTTTCTTCGGATAGTCGGTGTTCTCACCGAACTCCAGTATGTTCATATTCTCACGCTCAAACCTGCGGACATAGTCCGAAAAATTGAGCTTAATCATCAGCTCCTCGTCGGTCACGATACCCTTGTCACGCAGCTGCATCACCTCGTCACGGCTCATGTGTCGGTACGGCTCAAGGTCAGCAAGGACGATCATGCGCTGACGCAGCGTCGGATTGTTGCGGTACTCCGTCTCGATAATCTTCTGCTGC